AGCTTCTAGTGCTAATGTTATACTAAAAGTAGTTCGGGAGCTCTCTTTTTCGTCAACTCCTTTTGATCTGTCCACCTCATTTACATGAGCTGTATCTTGTCCGAAGTTAACTACAGTAGCATTTATCACTCCACCTGTCATCGCTACGATATATGCAGTAATAAGGCCGATAGCTAATTTACTGTCTTTAATAGAGTCCCACATATTAAGTTAGTATATAAAACCAACCTGCAGCAGATGCTGCTATTCCTGAAACAACACCAGCATAACTCCATTTTAAATCTAGGTTAAAGAAGTTAAGCGCTGCTACATTCTCAGTGAATGAATAATCATGGTCCTTATGCTGATAGTACTCTCGTGTAATTGCCCATAAGATAACAATATGAGCACCGAATCCAGCTGTTATTAATGTAAGTCCGAAACAACTTCCAAAATGTGCAGATTGATCCCTCAATTCTTTATTCACGGTCAACTCCCATACGTTTCACAGGCTGTGGTCTACGCTTTTCATCCACTGCCACATAAGTTAATATAGCTTCCGTTACTTTAATACAGATTTCCTCATTTCCTTCACGAGGTCCTCGCTGTGCGTAAACAGTAACATCTACTGTAATTGAAGTATACCCTACCTTAGTAACCTCAGTATAGAAACTAACCAAGTCACCTACATATACAGGGTGTTTAAATACAAAATTATTTACTGCGACTGTAACTACGTGTCCACCTGAATGGCGAATTGATGCCATACTACCGGCTATATCAACCTGGGACATTATCCAACCTCCGAATACATCCCCTGAATGGTTAGTATCCGATGGCATAGGAACTATTCTTAGTGTTGGGTTAAGTCCTTTTGGTAGTGAAGTATAAAATGGTGTCAATAATCTTTCCTTATCATTTATTGTCACTTTTGCTTCTCTTTAGGATATTTCAGTTTAACTGCTAGACATTCATCAATGTATCTCTGTACCTGGAGGTCATCAGCTTTAGCAATACCATCCAAGTAATCAGCTACAGGTGGATACTCTCTTACTCTTAATTCTTGATAAGTAGGTGGTGTAGGTTTATCAGCATCAAGAGCTACATTACCTGCCTTTAACCACTTAAGATACTCTACATAATCTGAATTAGCCTTATCCTTTGGGATAGATGCTCCGTCTTTAATTCTAATAATTGTGTCTGTGTCTGTTAATTTATACATAATTTATAGCTCCGCTGATGCTGTAAATGTACCTGTGTTTAAAAACAATGCCGCACGCAGACCTAAAGTGTTTGTCAGGGCTGAAGCACAAGTCATATCGTATTGAATCATTTCAGGCTTACAGTAACTTGCGCCTAATGTTGCATTTGCCCCAATAGCACCGCCATTCCACAAACCGCAAGTACCAGACAAAGCCCCAGTAGGGGCAGTGCGCATAACAACGGGGAGTTCAAATCCCCACCGATGAACAGTAGTTGCGTTGTTAGTGTTTCCTGACCCAAGCATAGTATTTGCGTGCGGCCCATAATGTTGATAATACCTCTGACACAAAGCAAACTCAGTTCCATAACTTCTATGTTCAAATGGTGTGGCTACTGAACCTATTTCTAGTTGAACACCTGTGATATAAATTGTAGCATTTAAGACACTTATTAACTTTACATCAGCAGCCTTGCGCTTAAAATTCCCTGCTTGCCATGTATCTGCTGTTGATGTTTCGAAAGCTGAACCAGACCCTATATCACAGATACCTACATATATGCTAACTCCATTAGTGCTATCAGCAGTAACCCAACCTGTTCCTGTTGTATCTCCGGGAACTGTTACACTATGTTGTACCCAAGAATTAACTTGTCCCGCAGAGACAGTTACGGCGGTAGTATATGACCTATTGCTTTGTGTCATATTGCCTAAGAATGAAACCCCGTATGATCCTGCGGTATTGGCATACATCCAAAAACTTAAAGTAAAGGATTTTGCATTAGCTGTACCAAAACTCATGTCCGTGAAATTAAACCCTTCAACAGCTTGCCATATAGCATTTATATCTCCTGATGAAGCGGTTGCTGCTGTAGTTGTTTTTACTTCAAAACAGTCATAGAATCCTCCTAGAGTAGAGGCATCTGTTTTTCTCCCTGTCATAACTCCACCTGAAGTACCCTTGTATGCTCTAGTACGATCAGCAACAAATGTAGTTGTCGCTGTAGCACCTAATGTAATGGTTGATGTTCCGTGTCTCTGATTAATCCTCATATCACCATTAATTATCTTGTTTCTATTACCTGCTAACTGACCACCATTAAGTGAGGTACCATTTAGCGAAGTAGCAGTGACACCCGCTGTAAACGTAGCGTTTTCATTAGTATCTACACTTAGATAAGTATTCCCATTATTCTTTAGCGTAGTAGTAGTACTCGTACTTTCTATACTAGATGCCATTAGACACTTACTCCTTTAAGCTCACCAAGAGTTTTCATATCATCCACTTGTTTGGTTACATCTCTAAGTCTATTCTTTTCTTTAACAATAGCTGAAGTATCTTCAGATGTTTCTAATGCTCTATTAAATAGAATGTCCTGTGCTTCAAGTAGAGGTTTGCGTTCCTCACGAAGCCTATCTTTGGTAATAACTTTAGCCTTATTAATGTCTATTATTATGCCCATGTCCAAGCTCCTCTAAAAGTTCTATCTGAAGGTACATCTGAATCTTCTACTATTTCAAATTCAGCACCTTCTGGTACATCTTTAGCAGCAAGTTCTTCAATGGTGTGATCTTGTAGGTAATCAGGAGTTGGGATAAGAACTGCCACTCCACCTTCTTCTGTTTTATATATTATTCTCATAGTTGTCCTTTATCTAAAAATAGCTATACATATATTGTGAGCATCCCATGCCGACCCATTTTGGTAAGCTACTGTATATCTACAAGATCCTACTGCGGGTACTTCAGTTTGAGAGTTTTGAGATACGTTAATCTGGTCTGCACCCGCGCCACCTGCCGTACCCGCTGAACAATAATTCACATCTGGCATATTGTTTGTAAAGTTTACTCTGTAATTTCCAACTGCCACATCAGTAACAGAGCTAACATTAGCACTACCACGAATAGCAAGAGTACCCTGTCCATTGAAGTTAACCCAAGCTCTACATCCATAAGCTGTACCAGTAGAGCCAAATCCTGAGTTGAACTTCAAGTCACCTGTGGAAGTAACCCTCATCTTCTCAGAGATTGCCCCAGAATCTACAGATGTACTTGTACGAAATACTAAATCGGCAGGGGCTGCTGAACTAGCAGTTCTATCACACCCTATACTCGCCATTATTCCTGCGTTGTTTTCATTCATCCAATCAATTGTGAATGGCTGAAGTCCAGTAGTGGAAGCAGGTGATGTGATTTCAAGGTTTCCCGCACCTGCAATACGCATACGCTCTGTCGGGTTTCCCCCACCTCTGGTAGAGAATATTAAATTTCCGTATCCCGCGCTTTCATAGTTACTTGCAATTGATGCACTGCCGTGATCGTCATGGCTAAACATCATTCGAGCCAAGTTTCCTGTGGACTTCGTTACTGAATTTATAGCCAATTGCCCTGTGTATGCACTAGACTCAGCTATATCATCTCTTATATCTAGTTTTGCTTGTGGTCCAGTAGTACCTATACCAACATTTCCGCCATTTGGATTTAACAATAGTGGATACTCTGTTTGCATTCCAGTTTGGTCATAACTCTGTAGCCATGCGCCACTTGTACTATTACCACCAATATCTAAGACGGCATTATTTCCGGGTCTAATCCGTAAAGTAGTTCCTGCGCTAGGAGTAGTTCCAGTAGTGGCAGGTAGTGATGTTCCTCCACCTTCTATATGTAATTTTGTAACAGGTGCGGTCTTATTTATACCAACATTACCTGACGTATCAATACGAACACGTTCTGTACTATTCGTATTGATGCGAAATGGAATATTATCACCAGTACCAATTCCACCAATACCATTATAAGTTTCAATATCTACTAAACCACCACCAGAAGTTCGTTGGAATCTAGCTGCGACACCATCAGCTGACTTTGCTACATTTAAATTTACCGCAGGGGTGGTAGTACCAATACCTATATTATTATTAGTATCTACAGTTATATAGGTAGTGTTCTGATTTTTAAATGTAGTAGTAGTGCTTGTAGTTTCTATACTAGATGCCATATTATTCCTTTTTACTACGTCTTAATAATAAAATTAATAGCTGCAAATGGCTGAACATTATTATGTGCGCCACCACCACCTGTATTTTGGTTGACGGCTGTAGTGTTTTGGTTCGTAGAAGTAGCAGCTTGATTTGTTGCTGTTTGCGCCACGGTTAATCCTGGAGTCCACGTTCTTACACCATGATTAGACCTAGCAGCAGATACATCCGAATCTACATTTGGCCATGCTCCCACCCCAGTGTATGAGGTATGGTTATGTGCATCCTGTGTATGATTATGTGCATCTTGTGTATGGGTATGAGCATTCTGTGTATGAGTATGAGCAGCAGTTTCTGTTGTTGTCAGTGTATGGGTTTCTGCACCACCAGTAGCAGCCAAGTTTCTAGCAGTTAAACTCGCACCAGTACCAACACCAACTGGAGCACGACCTCTTAAATCGGGTAATGCAAAAGTACTTGAACCATCACCTGCGCCCCAAGCTGTACCAATTGCAGTAAACAGTGCAGAGTAAGTAGAGCGTGATACCAAAGCACCATCACAAGCAAGCCAACCTGAAGCTATACTTGCTCCTGCGAACATCTTTACATCACCTGATGCAGAAGCAACAATACCAGTACTTGTTCCAGTTCCACCACTAGCAACGGGTAAAGGTGTAGTTAAAGTAACTGTGCCATTTGCAGCAATAGTCATTTTGGCTGCTATAGTCCCACTGGTGGTTGTCTTTAATTCTAACTTACTCTCACCAGAACTAATCTCTGTAGCTGTTATAGCCGCTACATTAAGTGTTCTAGAGCATCCAAACTCTAGAGCATCTGATCCACCATTGGGCGTTATAATCTTAACTGTCATATTCTTTCCCTTAAGTTAAGTAGCGAATGATTACGATACCTGACCCACCAGATGATTGAGTAGCCCAACTTGTATTAGGACCTTGTCCACCACATCCGCCACCGCCACCACCCGTGTTTGCTGCACCTGCTGTAGGAGCGCCTGTGTTATAATTAAATGAACCATTACCACCACCACCATTACCACCTGCTCCACCTGCTGATGTATTCTGCCAAGATCCACCACCACCACCACCTGCGTAGTAGGCACTTGAACCTGAGTATGAGTTTGCTACGCCAACACCACCTACACCACCATCGGTATTACCTGTACCACCACCACCACCGCCTGCTCCTCCTCCACCACCTCCTCCGTGGGAGGAGGCAGCAGTGCCACCTGTATTACCTTGACCTGCAATACCTTCAGCACCATAACGGTAGTCTCCATGCGTTGTACCATTACCACCACCACCTGAACCGCCCTTACTAGGTGTGAGAGTAGTGTAGTTACCACCTCTACCTCCACCAATAGCTGTTAGTCCAAGAGCAGAGGAGTTTTCACCATTATATCCAGATGTAGTTGCAACTGTGGCAATATCT